TTAATAATTGCATACCATCCATTCAGATTGTTTTCTCCTGTATTCGGTTTTACAAGCAGACACCTGCCGTTCGACTTCGTGAACTTTCCACCCAAAACGTTCTGCAAAATCTTTGATTAATTCATTAGGATACATTGTAAGCATAAATTTTCCCTGCAATGTAGAACACAACCCTAACAGTTCTTTGAGGCTCTGCTCATTGAACATGCCGCTATAATGCCCCATATTACTGCCCACATAAGGTGGATCAATAAAGTGGAAAGCTCCCGGACAATCATAACGGTGTATGATAACAAAAGCATCGTCACTTTCTATTGTTGAATGTTCAAGTAAACTTCTTAAATCTTCTGTGAAAATTTCTTTTGAACAGCGTACTTTTCGTGGATGTCTGTCCTCTGACTTGTCAAAGCCGAAGCTGGATGACAGTTGCCCGGCAAATCCCATTTTACTCAAAGTAAATACTGCCCATGCACGTTGCACATTACTGAAATAATCGGGATTATTGTAAATATACCAGGCGTGTTGATGCTGATTGCGACAATGCAGGGTTTTGCTGACTTCAATCCGCAATTCATCAAGACTGGTAACTACGGTTTTATAGAAATTTATTAGCTCTCCATTCAAATCATTGATTACATTCACTTTTGCCGGTTCTTTGTCAAAAAAGACTGCCGCTCCGCCGGCAAAAGGTTCGCAATACAATTCATGTTCCGGAATAAGTGGCCTGATATGTTTTAACATCCCCTGTTTCCCACCATAATAAGTTATCGGCGTTTTTAATTTTTGTAATCTCTTTTCCATTGACTTGTTATTCTTAATTTTGTACTAACTTTACGGTCTCTTACCTACATGCAAAATGCGAAGATGTGCACCTGAAGGCATTCGCCCCCGGTTGTGCGCATCTTCGCATTTTTATTGTTAGTATGTAGGTAAGAGAACTACTAACGGACGGGGGCTTTCTTTTTACCTTTGCCCCCTTAAAAGGTATTTAGTTTGTGTTTGCCATGGTTAAAGCTTAGCCGTCATAATTTGTTTGACCACCATGCAATACAAATCCGGGTTAATCATCAGCAAGCTGTTTTTTACGATTGGAATCTGAGCGTATTTGTCTTTTCCTATCACATGGGTAAAGCCTATTTTCTTGGCTTCGCCATGATTATCGCCACCCCATCCCGGCAATACTGTTTTTACCTTATAGTCGTAATAATCTGCCACAGACTTCAACCACCATTGTTCCATAATAATATCGGGACACTGATAAGTGTTTGCTATAAGCCTTTTGATAAAGGACTGTTCCCTGCTGCAAAACTCAAGCATTTCCTTATACCCTTCAATGTAGCGTCTTTTCAGTTCCGGATTATTGAACCTGACCAGTCCACAGTTGAATGCGGAATCCTGGTTTCTATCAAATTCCACCGGTACATTCCTGTTCAATGCCGAAAGAACAAGGTTCAAGTTTTCCTCATAGCAGGAACCAAGACAGGAAGGCGTACTGTCACCTTCTACCATTTGTACAATTAAATCGGCGCTATTGTCCTTTATCAGTTTGTATACCTCCGGCTTTTTTAGAAAAACGTCGCCATCGATGTGTACACTTCCCAAAGGTTCGGCTTCCTGAGCAAAGATTTTACCGGCAGCCCAAAAACGCTCATGTACATTGAGACCTTCCAGTGTCAAATGTATTTCATCATACGGCAGGAAGCCAAAAATTTCCTTACCGAGTTCGTCGGTATGCAGAACAATTTCCGCATTCATTTTCTTTGCATAAGCAACCGAAAGTGCAAACAGCCAAATATTCTGCTTTAACTGGTCGGCTATATCCCAACGAAGTCCCTTCATTGGTTTTGTCCATATACTATGGCACAGTCTTACTTTTTCCATATTAAATTTCTCCTATTATTCCAAGATTGTTGTATAAGTATGAATCCGTATCGGGAACCGGTATTGGTGGTATCGACGGATTAGTCTCCGAAATAGAAACCATTAACCGCCACATTTTTAGCGTATTGTCCCAGTAAGCCCAGCAAGCTCCGTTTTGCGTACCTCGCATTACAAGAGCAACGTCGCCTTCTACCCCGCCGCCGGGATATTTCGCATATAAATCCTCAAGGTAAGCAACGTGTTCTTTCAGGTGCGATTCCACTTTTATTACATCCCTTCCGGCTTCTATAATAAACCGTTTGTTGTTTGTCTGATTGATGGTAATGTATTCGCTGTCCGTTGGGACGGTATTCGACAGTATGGCGTAAAAACCGTATGCAATGGGTTTTGTCTGCTGGTCTCCATATTCACGCATGAGGGTATTATACCCCAGTTTTAGATATATGGGAAAAACGCTTCCATTTGTCCTTCCTGCAAATGGAACTACCTTGAAAGTTGAATTTCCTTCGGGGTCTTTACCTCGCAGAGCCACAATTCCCGGTTTAATTACATCCCCTGCTACTTCACATCCGGAAATAATCACATTACCATACTGGGAAAAGAAGTCATCCAATACTTTTAAGGTCTCACTCTGCAATTCTACCAGGTCGTCGCCCGCCCACCGGCGAACACCTGTAATTTGTACATGCCTTTTCATTTGACTAAAATTTTATAAGTTGTATTTATTGCTTTAAATTTTTCTATCTCAATAGTTAGCTTTTCCCTGTCAACAGAAACATTCGGAGGAATCAGCACAATGAAATCAACTCCGGCAAAATCTTCCGTAATTTCTCCCAACAGCGGAAGCGGTACTAAATTTTCACTTTCCGTCTCTTCCAAACCAAAGCCAACCAGTTGTCCTTCGACAAACAGGGAAATAAGCAACAAATCACCGGAAGTAATAATCCGGATTAATGGATGAATTTTTAACCGCAGATAGCATTCCAATACTCTCGCCTGAGAGTTCATATTAACCAACCGGTGTTGTTCCGATCGCCAGCTGTCAAACTCATTATACACAGGCAACAAATCAACAAGGCTTCTAAGAATGAATAAACGAACCTCCTGGCGTTTGTGCGGTGGTACTAAGAGCAGGATAAGCCTTAAAAAATTAACACATAACTTTCTCATATCAAATGGATTCAAAAGTGATTATACTGTTTCCATTATCGTAATCAAAATAGCCGGCTTCCAGGCTTGCCGACACATTAACGTCCGAATAACCGGACTGGGAAGTTCCCTTGCGTAAAATAGAATTCAATTTCACTGTAACAACTCCCTCTGCCTGTATCATGGCATCCATAAATCGTTCAGGATAAAGTATTCCGCCAAACTCCTGCGACAACTTAAAGGCGTCAATGGCAGCCGTCACACGCTCACGTACCTGTTCCAAAGGGAACGCCGGATTGTAGTAAACAACCGCATTGTAGCGAATACTGTCGGGAGTAGTACTCAAGACGACTACCTGTGTACCCAGCGGCTTGCTTTCATTGATATAATTTGTGAAATTACCGCGTTCACCGGCGTTGAAGGGAACCAGTTTCCCATTGTCATTTTTAGCAACCCTGAGGGTAATAATGCCGCCGGCTATATTCACATTAGCTACAGCCGTAATGCGGGCGCTGGCATCATCCTCCAAATATTTGAGGGTAGCGTCCTTTTCATCCCAAACCAAAGTATGATTGTTTTGAAATAGAAAACACAAACGTTCCCACCTCTTGCGGGTTCCGGGACGTGAGGTCATCACGTTTTCTTCTACGTCTTTTTTGAAACGGTCGAGGATTAATTCAAAAACATGTATCGCTGTTGCACAAACCGATACCCACAACCGCCATTCCGCTACGCCGGAAGATGAAAGAGAAAGTTTATTTTGTAATTTGCCGGTAATACTTTGTTCGATTTCATTTATTGTTCTTGCCATGTGGTAATATATTCTTTTTGAAGTTCCTTAATAATATTCTTTTTTATCAGTGGACTTTTTTCATCGATAATTAACAGGCTTCCTGCTGCAACCGGCAAGTCAAAGTAAAAATCCGAAACGTCCACATCGTTACCCTTAGTATCATTCCTTATATCCGGATTCAGAAATAGAATTTCGCCAATAGCTTCCAACGTTCCGTAGTGTTGTACGGCAAGGTCGAATAATGTTTGATTGTTCTCTGTTATTATTACCATCTCAATAATAGGCTTCAATATTAGTTGTTGATACTTTCTCGACAGTCATTCCATCACGGGAAAATTCTTTCCGGACAATTCGCAGGAACATGTCCGGATTTTCTTCACTGACATAGCTCATAGCATCCACACCAATCAAAGGGAATGATTTGAAATGCCCCTTACCGGCAAGCAGTATATCCCGCTGGTGTTGCTCCGTACTTTCCACATAGAGTAAATCGCCGTTACTCCATGCAATATCTCCATCCTGTATCTGCTTAATGTCAATCATCACGAAATAGTATATTCAAACGTTCCGGTCACAGGGCCTCCGGTAGTACCCGGAGGAGCCGCCAAACCTGATGTATAAGTTATTTCCATACTTTTAATAGCGTTTATTACCGCATCAGCAATTTTATCGGCAACTTTATCCAAAGCGCCATCACGTTTATCATCTTCCTGATTCATTACCGAAGTAAATGCCGATTTTATTTCACTCTTAATTGTTGCCTTTACCAATGCCATAATTCAACCCTCCATATAATTTGATAAATCCTGTTGTATCTCTTGAAACTTTGCTGCGTTAATGGGCACACCACTTGGGCCTATACTGGTTGAAACTGTCAATTGTTGCAATGCCGTTAAAAGGTCATTTAAAGACTTTTTAAGTCCGGAACCGGATTTTGCAATCGTAAATCCTGATTGTGTAATCTTGAATGTTGTTTTATCCGATATGACAGACACAGTAGTCTTATCCACGGCAATACTCATTTTGTCCTCACAGGTAAATAAAATCTTATCTATCACGGAAAACAAAGCCACAAAAAAACGGTCGCTACCGGCAATCCTGGAAACCATAACTGTGCTGTTAGCGGCAGGTATCAAAACAAATCCTTTCAAATCGGGATTTTCAATAGAATAAAGCAATACGTCTTCATAGTCAATTCCTCCGATTTGCACCTTGCAAGTTCGTTTAGCTTCGTCCACAGACCTGATGGTTCCATAAAGCGAAGAGCCGGAAGCCTCCAGCAGTCTGTCATCAAGTTTTTTTCGTAACAAATCCGTATTTTTCCCGCTCATATCTTCAATCCTATTTCAACCGTGCGCCGTGCGCCGGAACGTCCATAACTAACCGTAACGCTCTCCACATAGTACCTGCCATCCCTCATGTTATATACTTCGTCCCTGAGTTCCGCCAGCATAGCCGGAGCCGCAAACGGAAACAAAAAAGTTTCTATCCTGCCCGAATAACCATCGTAACTGTGTCGTTTCAATGCGGCATTTGCCAATACTATCAATTCGTTTTTATCCTGTACATCGTAGAAGTAAATCGTTTTTTCCGTTCCATCCGATGCGCCGATTTCCGCTTCTACTTTTGTCCCATCGCGGTAAATACAAACTGCCTTGATTTTTAATCTAACATCTTCGGCCAGCTGATACTTCAAATCATCATCCTTGATGACATTTTTCCGAAGCGTATATTTTACCGTATCTCCCACCACCTTAAAAGGATCGCTGGCATATACTTTTCCATTAATGTCGAAGAAAATACTTAAGCCATAGTCTTTTTGTAGCTTTCCCAAAACCCACGAAACCGGCCTGTTGTCCACTTGAAACTGACTTAATGTTAAAGTTGTACAATAGGCAATATCCAGTCCTGATTTTTTCAAAACATCTTGGAGTGTAGTTTTCCCGGACAGCGTAATACTTTTTTTTCGTGTTAAATAAAAAGCATCTTCGCAAACAATTTCCAGTGGCGTTTTCAAATTCAGTTGCTTTACATAGCCTTTAAATTCCAAGTTATAAATACCATCGTAGCCCAATTCAATCGAGACCGGGTCGCCGGCCTTAATTGCTTTGGCAGTTTCAATCTCTGTCGGTGGCATTCCACTATATTGAAGTATTGCCGTGACCGGAACCTTAACCACGGCTGTGGCTCCGAGTTTATAAATGGAGCGTTCAATCTGTACGTCATGGACGCCTCCGAAAGACATTCCACCAATACTAATCCGACTGCAAAGCACGTATGGCATTTTTATTCAATGATTAATTCAAACGGTTTATCCGTTATACACTCTATTTTTATAATTTGCCCATCTTCCACACCTGGAGTGGAAGGGAAAGCAATATCCGTTATCACGACCTTATCTTCGTCGTCAAATATTAAATCGGTCAGGGCCGATACCAGTTCCACCGATTGATTGATATTAAACAGTTCTCTTATTTTTATTATGGCATCTTCCGGGTAGCTTCCGTCGGTCGATTGGACGTAACCGGCAATGGAAACCTTGTAATCGTCGATATTAATCAGTTCCTTAACGCTGCCTTTTCTCCCGACCATCGGCGTTTCAATGATTGTTTTCTTTCCGGTAATACTCAGCACAGCTTCCGGAATTTCGTATTCTTTTCCGTCGCTAATAAGCGTAACCGGCATAAAATACCACCGTCCCAGATGATCCTGTTTATAGAGTCGTGTTCCTTTATTGGTAAATTCCTGAAATCCAGAAGCCGGCGCATTCATTTCATATTCCGGCAGCTTACCAGCTCTCGACTTTAGCATACCGAAGAAAGCTCCCGGATAAGGTAAACCCTTATAACCGATATAGCTTAAAAGTATTTTTCGTATGTCAAACTCAGGTTTCATAATTATCCAATACGTCCATTAATACTTTTTCTACCTCACTCCGGATTTGGTCGTATCCTTTGTTGTCTGCATTGGCAATATGAATGACCACCTGGTCGCAAAACCGTTCCACATGAACCGTTTGTGTTCTGCTACCGGTTTCCTGTGGAAGAGCATTGGAGGAAACCCCATCGGATGTGTTCTCAAAAACGGCAACCGATTTCGGGACAGACAATTTGGTTAGGGGTTCCGGCAGACCGGCAAGTACCGAAGATGATAATTCTACGATTTTAACCGGAATAGGATTACTGTCTCTTTCCTGTACATATTCCGTTTTGGCGGCATCAAATTCTTTGACTGGACTGCCGGGAATGGCTGCCGCTGCACCGGTAGCCATCATGGCTGGAATAGCAACCGTAGCGGCTGCTTTGGTTGCCAGCGATGCCAAATGTACCGGATTCAACTTGGAGACAATAGCCGAATAGGCGCCACTGCCTTTTAAGTCAATGACGGGATTATCAATGTTTATTTTTTCCGTTTTGTCCTTTTTCCCGCTTTTTTCTTTATCGGTATTGACTACCGGATCAACATCTATCTTGACTGTTTGATTGAATGGGGCATTCGCCAAACCGTTTATATCCTCTGTTTTACTTTTCTTCTGTTTCTTTTCTTCATCTTTTTTCCGCTCATTGTCAAGGTTAGTCTGATACTTGCTGTTGACCCCATTAATTACATCCTTAGCTCCATTGACTGCTTTTTGTGCGGCTTCAAATCCGGTAATCTTCACAACTCCGTCCTTGGCAGCTTCCCACGCTCCGGAAAAATCACCTTTAAACAGTTTACCGATAGCATTTCCCAATGCGCCGATACCTTCAATAAAACCTTTAATCCGGTCAATAATATAATCCTTGATGATGCTTCCAAACTTTTTTATAGTATCCCACATTGTAATTAAAAAAGCACGGAAGCCGGCAAATTTAATCCAACACGCCACAACTGCTGCTATCAATGAGGCTATTCCTACAACTATCCAAACTATAGGATTTGCCAATAAAGCCGCATTTAAACCCCACTGTGCTACTACTAATTCCCACACACCCTTCTCGGCAATTTTATCCCATAACGCTTTTGTCGCTGTCGCAGTTTTTGCAGCATTAAGGGCAAGAGTTGTTACCGAAATTGCCGTCGTCAATGCCCATATTACAGGATTTCCGGTGTTGAGCGCATCCCACCACCAAAAGAAAAGATTAACAATACCGCCTAAAACTTTGAATACCCCTTCCAAAGCAAAAGATACCACGCCGCCAATTTTATTTAAGAATCCGGATATGGCTTCGCTGTTCTCTTCAAACCAGCTGACCAATTTTTCAAACAATGCGCCGGAAGCTTCAATGACAGGAAAAAGAGCGGTACGGAAACCTACCGCGACTTTACCAACCCTTTCCATCAGCTCGCCCATTTCGTTTTCGTGCTGTTTCCATTTGCCTTCGGGCGTTTTGACCAAAGCGGCATTAACGCCTCCAATGGATTCGGCAATCACTTCTGCCAAAACCGTAGCCCTCTGGGTTTCCTTACCGTATTTCAGTATTTTTTCCTGCGCTTCCGAGAATTTATAACCATACCGGCTAAGCGCCCCTACCTGCCCGTCCATTACCTTACCCATCATGCCGGCAATATTTTGTGCCTGTTCCTGTGTCGCATTCAGCCCATATTGCTGCGTTAGCATATCATTCATAACAGGCAATAATTTTTCGAGGCTATCCCGGCGGCTCAGATAAGTGGCAAGCTCCTGCGCCCCTGCTGTCTGAGAGGCTGCGTCGACTACACCCAGTTTTTGCTGTGCAGAAGTCAGGTCAAGAATGGATTTTATATCCGCATCCGTTGCATTCATCGTGTTACGCATAATGGCAGATAATCGTGTTTCGGCAGCAACCCGAAGGTTCCATGCCTCAATGCCCGAACCCACCGTTTGCGTTAATTTAGCAATACCTGCCGTAGCAAGCACAATAGGGTTTGTAATCAGTTTTAATGCCGGAATGGCAGAGGTTAAATCGTTTGTCCATTTCTTCAGTCCGGTTCCGGTTTGATTATTCAGCTTATCAATGTTACCGTTCAACCCCCGGATTTCATTGTTGTATTTTCGTATAAGGGGAATATTGGAGGCAGGTATCAATTCCTTTTCTGCCTGTAAAAGGTCAATTTTTTGCTTTAAGGAAAAAATACTGCCGCCCAAGTCACCGGTAACGCCCTGCAATTCCTTTTGCTTTTTACTCATGCTTTCCAAACGTGATACTACAGTACCGCTCGTCCCGATGATTTTACCCATCGTTCCACTCATCTTGTCTTGCAGACTGATAATATATTCGTAGGAAGCTGCCATTATATAATAAATTGGGTGGGCGTAAACCCACCCTTATCTGAATAATTTACTTAATTGATTAATATACCGGTTTTCTAACCATAGAGACATGAGTAAGCTGTGTCCCCACTGCTCATCGTTCAACTTATCCGGATTGATGTGGAGTTGGGCTCGAATAACGGCATCCGTTTTGAATATCCACCCGACTTCGTTTTCAAGCCCGGTTCCCTCTATAACTTTTTTAGCTCACCCTCCGAAATTTCGACCAGTTCTGACAGCTTTCCGGAGATACCCAAAAAGTACTTGTCTTCCTTTTTGATTTCTTCGTCCCCTTCTATCCAGCAATTGTTCAACAGGATTTCGTTGTATTTGAGCGGATCGTTTTTTCCAACCACGGCAGCGGCGGAAAGCGCTTTGCGCTCCGGAGTATGCAGGTAACACTTTTTACCGTCTTCGGTTTCATACAGATACACACCTTTGGGGTATTTTTCTTTCCATCCGGCAATCTTTTGTTCCAAATCTTTTTTATCCATTATTTAAAATGTTTTTAATTGTTATTTAACTCTCAAACAATATCGTTTTCGATGTCCAACGCCACAAACGCCATTGCATGCTCGCTTTGCAAATCCCCTTCTTTCATTCCTTTGGGAAGTTCTGAAAAAGAAGCGCAGGTAATTTTGTCAGTCGTAATAATATTATTATCGCCGATATAGGCAACGATAATATCCACATCCACATCAAGAATGTCCTTTTGACCACTCATTTGAGCTGCCTTGTTCAAAGCAATTACTTCACTTTGCATCAGCGTAAGTTTTCCTTCGTATTCACGCCTGCCATGCTGTATGGACTTCGGTTCCCTTCCCGCACCAAAACGAGCTTCTTTGTTTTTCTTTGTTGTATACTCAATACCGGTAATACCTATTACCGAACGGCCAAGCACCACTACCGTGATGTCGCCCCAAGCATATTCCTTGTTATTAATTTTTACCATAACTTTTTTCGTTTACTCGTTTACTTTTTCAATGCCGGATTTTCAAAGCCCAGCGACACTCCGATTTCCCGCAAAATTCCTGTAGGAGTGATTTTGCAGACAATATCCATCCGTGAGGACGACAAAACATTTTGATCAGGATTAATGGAAGCCTTGAAGTTGCTGATTTCGTTTTGCATTGTTACTGCCACGGCGTTTTCAATACGTCCCTCAAAATATTTGCACAATTCGGGAGGTATCTTACCGTCCTTATCCACCTGGATATTGTCATTGATTTCGTCAATGTAGGCGGTATAGGCTTGGATGATTGCTTTGTCGATTACGCGCCCCAAATTCAAACTGCTGTAATCATCCGTTAGCGGAGCCGCCGTCGGATCATCGTTCAGGTAGTAGCCGTTTTTAGCAATAAATGTCCGGTAAAAGATGTAGCCGGCATCGTTCAACAGTTCGCCCATTCCTGCTTTTTGTTCAACAGTACTGCCATCAGAGAGATAAGCATCGCCCGACTGGATAGCTCCTGTTTTCACCCGTGCAATGGATTGGTTCACCGGAATAGCTGCTGCACGTCCCAAAACCTGACCGATAGCCGGCGAAGCAAAATCTTTAAATTTTGTATCAGCCGCCAGGACAAAGCCTACTCTGTTAAAAGAAGCTTCACGCGGCGAAAACAGTTTGGCGGTCGTTCCGTCGCATAACACACAGGGCATAAACACACGAAAAGGATTAACCTGACTTGTATAATTGTCTGCCGCACTTTGCGCATTGCTTGCCGCAGTAACGGCATCTTTGTCAATACCGGTACCGGCAACATCCGCCGCGTATCCTTCGGCAGGTATACGGTTGATACCCACTAATCTGATGCGACGTTTTCCGGAATCAATCAACTTGCGAAGAGCAGAAGTTTCTTCCGTTCCACACATCGCTGTCAATGTCGTTGCCGGTGCAACCACAATTAAATAGAGTTCCGCACCATCGCCCACCTGTTTGTAAAACGCTGACACGTCTTTCAATAACAGCGGATTGTTTTCTTCCGTTACACCCAGATTAGTCAAATCACGGAGCGACGACAACTGGTAAACGGTATTCAGCACCAGTGTCCCTTCGGGAGTTCCGGTAAGAATTAATCCGGCAACGCCGTCGGCAGAAGCTGCTGCCCTGCCGAGTGCGCCGTTTTCAAGTTTAATAATTACATTCGGTAACATAATACTTACGCTTTAACCGTTTGTACTTCTTTGTTCGCATCCGCTTTCCTTTGGTGCATTTTGGCCAAAGCCAAATCTTTTCCCAGGAAAACCTGATTATCAGATGTCACATGAAAAGTCTTTTCATCAGGATAAGACTTTTTGTAGGAGGCAATCAGTGTAGATAATTTTGTATCCGCTTGTTTGCCTTGTTTGTCCTGTTCCGGATTTTGTACGTCCGGATTTTTATCTTTTTCTTCTTCCATGATAAATTATTTTTTAAAAAATTTGAATTTGAAATAGAGGGCACCATAAACAGGCAGGATTATCAAAAGAAGATTTGCCGCCCATAATCGTATCTTCTGCCAACGGGTAAGGTAATTTATGTATTTATATTCTGTTACCTTGTTATCCATCTGCTTTTCCGTGTACCGTTCTTTTAATGTTAAATAAATCTGTATGGAATCCGCTTGGGAAATTGCGGTTAAAATATTATTCTCCACATGGATTTGCGGAGGCTTTAACCGGTTTCCGGCCTGATAATCCAACAGGTTTTTGATATGTACCTGACCAACACTGTCACATTCCAGCAGCGCCCTGATTAACGCATTGTCAGGTTGTACCACTACCGTCGTGTCCCGGACGGTTTCTGTTACCGTTTCGACGGTTGTCTTTTCCACTGCCTTCACGACTTCCTTCGGGCCCTTGCAACTCATCATACACAGGACACTGGTTACGATGAGGACAAAGGTCAATACGCTTAATCGCACGTTCCAGCTTTTCAATTGATTTTCTCGTTTTCTCATTTTCTTCTCTTAGCGTATCAATTAATTTTTCGTTGGATTGAGCTACTTCCGCATTTGCTTTCTTGACAAGTTCAATCATTTTATCAGCATCGGCAATATACCCTGCCGCGTTTTCAATTTCCTTTGCGTACACTTCGGCTTTCTTTGCCCGGCGGGCATAAAATGTAGATACAATTAAACCTGCCAGGACAGAAATAGCCGAAATAATGCTGTTATAGTCAATACTCATTACCACTTTGTTTTACTTTCCGCTGTAAATTGCGCCGATATGCTTGTTCCTGATGGAGTAAGCCGTAAAACGCTGTTGGAAACCAATTACGTCCCCACGTTGATCCGGATCTTTGTACTTGGCAAAAACTTCCGTATCTCCCATAGCGCGCATTACCTCCTTGTCTGAGTAAACAAGTGATGCCTGAGTATCGGTTGCGCCCTTAGCCGAACCGTATGCTTTTTTCTGTCCCGTCGCTGTATCGAAATAAGGCAGTCCACTGAAAGAGAAAATAGAAAATGAGAACAGTTTTCCGGAAGACATTACATCTTTGTAGAGTTTAATGTCTTCTTTGCGTAAGTCTGCTAAATGCACAGCATTTAACACTGCAACGAGGGTATTCATGTCCACATCCAAAGCGCGGAACTTAGCTTCCATGTCCAAAAAGTCCTCAAAGGATACTTTTTTCACTCCGGACGCATTGGCAGCGCCTGAAGATACAATTACCGGGGTAAAATCGCCGTCTTTCACAGGACACCAGTTATAGGCGGCAAAAGTGGAAGTCTTTTTAATAAGTGCATTCCGGTGTGAACGGATAACGCTTTCCATTTTTGCATAGGCCGCTTCTTTTTCCTCAATGTTACGAACTACCGTGTTTTCGGTGTCGAACGTGTGCAGCAATAATTCTTTTGGAATATCATTGCGCTGGGAAACCGGAACCGGAAAAGTATCGTTGTCAATCAGCACATTCGGATCAACACCGGCTTCTGCCAGATTCAATTTGTTATACTCTACAAACTCGGACATATCTACCGAGCGGGAAAGAAACGAGGTATCGGGTACCATTCCTTCCATAATCAGGCTGAGCCATAATTCTTTTGCTATTGCCATATCAAATAATTTTTAAAAGTTACTGTTTATTTACGACTTGCAATTTGGGCGTAAGCTTCCGGCAATTCCGCTTTCAGCTTATTCAATCCCGGCATGTCGTTTTTCATCCACTGCAGGAGTGTCCAGTTTTCACGTTCTTTTGGAATGTCATTTCCACCGGCAACACCTTGCATTTGTGCTGCAAGGGATTGTTTTTCCGGGATGCCGTCCAAAGTTGATTTTGCTGTGTCATAATCAGCCAAAGCCAATTTTACAAAACTTTCCTTTTTGTCTGTTGTAATCTTGCCCGCTTTTATGGCCAAGTCCACCAAGTTTTCCGCCTGCGCTTTCAAAGCATCGGCGGTTTTCTGTTTTTCCGCAGCAAGGTCAGTCGTCAATTGCGTTTCCCTTGCCTTTAATGCAACAACAGCCACGCTAATGGCAGCTCCGTCCGCATCTTCTTTAATACCTAATGCCACAAGGGCTTCGGCGGTTAATTTAATTTCGCCCATTTTTGTTGATTTAGTGATTGTTTGATTTTCTTTTGAAACAGACAGCCGGATAATATTCTCAATGTGAAGGCGAACACCATCATCACTAACTAACTGATGGTTGTTATCATATACTTTAAGCGTCAATGCTCCGGCATTGGAAGGTATTGATACGGTGGAACCCTCAAACAGTTCCCAACTGGTTACATAAATTTCCGATTTTTTCGTTGCGGGATTGTCTCGCCATTCGGCGCTTAAAATAATAATACCGAGAGATGCGCCTTTCAAGTAACCTCTTTCTACTTTTCCTTTGATTTTCATTGCTTCCGGGTCGCCTTCGTCAAACTCCGGAGTTGCAACAAGCAAAGTACCTTCCGTTTTTAAATCCAACCACTTCCCGATTAGTTGAGTTGAATCATGGTTGTTTAGCATTACCGGATTTTCGCGGAAGCGGTCAAGCTGCCCGCCGGCATTCAACAGGTAAAACCCGTGTGAATTTTTCTTTGTTTCGTCATTGAGTACAAATACGTCCATCTTGTTTCGTTTGAGTTGCAAAAATTCAGTTTATCCGGCAGCTACGCAAAAAGAGTGTCATACTATTACACTTTTTTTTAATATAAAGGTCACTAAAGCCAACTTTGCAGAAAAAACAAGGATGACAACCCCCAAACACAAGCTTTATGACGATGCGGAAACCCTGTTCGTAGAACAGGGGCTAACCTGTAACGCTATCAGTGAACAACTCGGTATCACGGAAGCAACACTATCCAAATGGCGTGGACAAATGAACTGGGATAAACGCCGTGAGGATTTTCTTTCTTCGCCGAGTAAAATCCGCCAGCTGCTGCAACAGGAAATTAAATCTGTCATGGAGGGCAATAAGCCGGCAGTGGACACGGATGCGCTTAGCAAGCTGGCAAAGGCCCTGCAATACTTTACCGGAAAGGTATCGCTTCCGGTTGTTATCTCCGTATTCAAGGAATTTGACGAATGGATGGTGGGTGTCGATCCGGAAATGGCTATCAGGTTTACCGAATATCATAAATTATTCAACAATCACCGCGCTAAATTGGATTCAATGTAATGACGGAAATAATTGACAAAAAGTTCCAACGGCTGCTCAGCAATTACGACGAACATTGCCGCCGGATTGCTAAAGCAACAGTTATTGATATTAACGAACCGCTGACCGATAAACTCAATCGTATAAAATATTTGGAAAGCGACTATGTCCGTTGGTTTGAGTACCATTTCTCCATTTACGCCAAAAGTAAATGTGCGTGGTTCCATAAGGACTTTGCCGATAGGATAATCAATAATAGTGAAATTTATGAACTGTTGGAAATCTATCGTTCCGGAGCTAAATCCGTACATGTAGATATGGGAATACCCTTATTTCTGATGTTTACCGGACGTATGAAATACATGTTGCTGATTGGCGAAACCGAGCGGAAAGCGCAAAAACTCCTCTCAGCCTGTCAGGCTCAACTGCAGTTCAATAAACGCTTGGAAAATGATTATGGTTCCCGATATAAATACGGAGACTGGGCGGAAGGTGAATTCCTGACCACCGACGGCGTGCGATTTATGGCCTTGGGATTCGGACAAAATCCGCGCGGTGTCCGCGAAGAAAACCAACGCCCTGATTATATTGTAGTGGATGATGTGGATAACCGCCGGCATGTAAATAACGACCGGTTGATGCGTGAAGGCGTTGAATGGATATTTGAAGATTTGATGGGTTGTTTCAACGAAGCGGATGGCGCAACCAAACGTTTTGTTTATGCCAACAACAATTTTCATAAAAACAGTATTACAAACCGGTTAAAAGCACAATTTAAGGCTCTTGCAACTAAAGCCCGAAATGAGGGGCAAAAACCCTTATATCATGTTTTGACCATCAAGGCGGTAAAAGACCTCAATACCTTTGAGCCCAACTGGCCGGAAAAAACCTCCGCTGCCCATTGGCGGGCAAAATTCGCCAATACGCCCTACCGTTCCTTTATGCGTGAATACATGCACGTTCATATTGAAGACGGCACAGTTTTCCAATACGACGACATACAGTGGAAAAAGATGCTACCATACAACGAATACGATGCTCTTTGTTTTTATGGCGACTTATCCTATAAAGCTAACGCCTGCCACAAGGGTATGATCCTGATGGGAAAAAAAGGGCGGGAGTTCCATATCATACATGTTTTTCTTCGGCAGAAATCCCGGACTATCTTAGTCAAATGGTTATACGACCTTTACGAAGATAAACTTTCCCATTGCAAAAAAATACGCTATTGGATTGAGGGACTGTTTGCGATGGACGAATTTGTAAATGATTTTGATTCCGAAGGTGATGAACGTGGCTATTACGTACCGGTACGTGCCGACAAACGCCCCAAAGGAGATAAGTACGACCGTATTGAAGCCACTCAATCATTTTTTGAACGCAGAAATGTTTGGTTTAACATTGACGAAAAGGAATCGCCCGACCAAATAGAACTTATCGACCAGTACCTGGCATTTGAAAAAGGCAGCAACGCTCCGGTCGACGGCCCCGATGCAGCTGAAGGTTGTTTTACCAAATTAAATACCGTGTGCCGCAAACAAAATACAAAATTCGTGGTACACAAACGAGAATCCCGAAAATATTAA